ATTTATCACCTAACCTTGTTACTGCTGGCATTAATATTCACTCCTCGAAACTGCTAAAGTAAGTAATGTATGGGACGATTTTGCTAACCAACTTACATTAGCAGTTTCGAGGAGTGAATATTAATGCCAGCAGTAACAAGGTTAGGTGATAAATGTTCAGGTCACGGTAGTTGGCCTGCAAGGGTAAGTGATAGTGCAAGTGGCGATGTATTTGTAAACGGCATTGCAGTACACCGTGAAGGCGATCACTGGGTTACCCATTGTAATGCAGAACCAACATGTCATGATTCAACATTAGCATCAGGTAGCAGTAAAGTGTTTATAAATGGTAAACAATGCGGACGAGTAGGTGATCCAGTAGCATGTGGATCTAAAGTTGCAGTTGGTAGTGGTAACGTATTTGCAGGTTAAAAAAGGAGGTAATAGATATGAAATGGGAAACACCAACATATGTTGATTTACGTTTTGGCTTTGAAGTCACTATGTATATTTACAATCGTTAAAAAAAGGGCTAATTAGCCCTTTTCTTATGAGTACTTATTAGTACATTGATTCCATTTGAATATTACGTTTATGAAGTTCTTGGGACATTGCCATTAGTTTATTATCACTTCGTGCAATTACCGTTCTAATTTCATGTGCAGTTTTTGAATCAAGTTGCGATAATGCATGATTGATAAGTACATCCACTTGTGACATATTTTGTGCATGTGTATCATGTTTTACAGGTTTCTTAGTACTTTTAACAATGTCACTATTAGATTTCCAGGCATCTTTATTTGGATTAGTCTTATTAGAAATATAAGCATCACCTTTCTTTTTAAATTTGATAGAACTTGTTGGAGCAGCTTGTACAGTTGAATATAGTTTATCCCATGATTTTATACTGTTAGCTAATGATTTTCCTAATTCAAATACTCGTTTGTTATTTGCTATTCTTCCAATATTAAATAAAACTTCTGGAAGTTTAGAAACAATTTCGCCCATTAATTTAGATGATGCAGTATCTGGTCCGCCGGTTTTTGGATCCATCAGTACTGGCAAGTGTGCTAGCTCTTTCAAAAATGGCACATTGCGAAATGCACCCATTTCTGCTAGTTGTGATAACCCATTTTTTAATCCATCTCTTGCTACTTCTTGGCCAAAATGAGATCGTGCAGATACTGACATGTATTTGTCTTTAAACCACATGCTTTGCGGTCTAGCAATTTCACTTCTAAATGCTGCATGGTAGTTTTTTACCAATCCGCGTTCTACTTCATCAGCATCATCACTAACTGTTAATTTTTCTTTATATTTGTTGTAAATATGCGGTAATTCTACCAAAAATATTTTTTCAAGCTCTGCAGCATTCCAACGTATTTGTTCAATAACGTCTTCGGCTTTAGCCTCCATTAATTCTTGTATTCTCATGGATAATCCTTTTTATAATAATATAGTGTATTTAGTAGTTTTTGCTTGACATTTAACTATAATGCTGTATAATGTGTTAATAGTACACTTTATCTATGCAAAAATCCACATTTTAAACGGAATTTTGCATTTCTGTACTATATATTATATGTTTCGAGAGAAACTAAGATAGTTGGATTGGGCAGTTGACAATCCCGCGAGTCTTGGCCAAAGTAGAAACCCGCGAAATTCGGGAAGCCAGGCTTGCCAAAGGTGCAACATTTGCAGTTTAATGTTGTGGCTGATGGAGAAGACGTCACGAACAAAATGGGTTCGAAGAACCTCGTGCAGTTTACTCCCTTAATGTAATGTGTAGTTGTTTTAATGCACACCAAGTGAAAGGAGAAAAAATGAAAAATTCACTAATATCAGGGCTCCTTGCCCTCTCAATAATTACCACCGTAGCTCCAGTAGATGCAGCTACTAAACATTCGACTGACAATCATTCAATACAACACAGTGTACATAAAAAAACTAAACACCTGCATTATAAGCATAGACTTAGATCAGCACATACATCTAACGAAATGCAAGGTATAGCTAGTTGGTATGGTTACGAATCTGGACCTAGATATCGACGCAGACCTAAAACTGCAAGTGGCGAATATTTTAATCCAAAGCAATTAACTGCAGCACATAAGTTTTTACCGTTTGGCACTGTTGTAGAAGTAACTAATTTAGCTAATAACCAAACAGTGTTAGTTACTATTAATGATCGTGGACCGTTTGTTAAAGGTAGAGTTATTGACTTATCAAAGGCTGCAGCAAAAGCAATTGGAATAGCTGGGGTACAGAAAGTATCATTAGCGGTCAAGTCCTTCTCTGATAAATACAAGGCAAAACTAATTACCACATAGAAGGTCACATGAATCCATTAGGAAAAATTACGGTTATTACACCTCCGGATAAGTTTTTTAATTTAGATGTTGGTTATTTGTTAGTAAAACCATCAACGCATGTACTAGAACAGTTTCATGCTATTATTGGTGAAAGCGATGAAGATATTAATATCTTCATTTATGATACCGATGAAGCAGACATTGATTGGTTACTAAGTGTTACACATCAAGTAGCAGTAGTAATTATTGATGTTGATAATTGTGATCCGATTACTAAATCATTTGTCACATTTATGCTTACACACCCTAATGCATACTATATAACTAACGACGAACTAACACCTTACAATTTAATCTCTAAAAATAGAATATTTGATTTAGATTGGATTGTAGAACAACTTAACAATGAGGAAGATGATGATAACAATGCAGAATAGAGTCAAAGTAACAATGCGCGAAAATGAAAACATTACACAATCGTTAAGACGATTTAAGCGCAAGGTTGAAGATTCTGGAAAATTAGAAACACTACGTAAAAAAGAGTTTTACGAAAAACCAACTACTGCTAGAAAACGTGAAGCAGGCGCTGCAAAAGCACGTTACCGTAAGAAACTTCAAAAAGAAGCAAATGCAGTAACTGCAAATCGCAAACGTTTGTACTAAGTCAATTCGTATTGATCCTCATTTTACGATAAATATTAGAATGAGGATCAATTATGTCACAACATCTAATTAAAACAGGTACAGTTCCAAACGATAAAACTGGCGATAGCTTATTCGCTGCTTTTAATAAAGTTAATGCTAACTTTACGGAATTGTATTCTATCACCGGCGGTACAACTGCCAATCTCAAAGAACTTATACAAGATACAATAGCAGAAATGATAGCCAACGGTACTCTGTTTGGCCTTGCTGCTAATTATAATGACCCAAATAATGCACTTGATTTATATAATACATCTGCAACTGTAGATAACGGATATGCATCTACAGTGTTTGAGGATCTAATTTTTGACGGTGGCAATTCTGCTACATCATCATTTACAGATATGCTAATCAACGGAGGAGCCGCATAATGGCAAATAAAATACAAATAAGAAGGGATACTACTACAAACTGGACGGCAGTAAATCCTATTCTAAGCGAAGGCGAACTTGGCTTAGATACTACATTAGACAAAATTAAAATTGGCAACGGCACATCAACTTGGTCTGCATTATCATTCTTTGTTGGGGATATTGGACCACAAGGTGATGTTGGACCACAAGGTGATGTTGGACCGGCTGGTGCTACTAATGAGTTAGCAAACGGATTACATACCGTATCTTTAAATTCATCAGGCGTTGTGACATTTCCCGAAGTTAATGATACACAATTGTCTATTGAAGGCAGTGAACTATTTGGTCTTGCTAGTGTAGTAGCAATATCAAGTAATGATGCAGTTGTTATAAACACATACAATCCTGCGTTGCATGCTTGGACTTTTGGAAACGATGGTATACTAACAGTACCTGGTAATATTGCTACAGACGGAAATCATCTTACAGGTTGGAGTGGGAATTTAGATCTTAATATTGACGGTAGCATAAAATTATCTGCAGATGCTAACTGTGCATTAACATTACAAGCTAATTCTCATCAATGGGCATTTGGAACAGATGGTGCATTAACATTACCAAATAGCGGCGAAATATTTGATTACGCTGGAGGTGCCGGTGTTCTTGGTATACTTATTAGTAGAACTTTTCAAACTCCCAACAATGCCAACTCTGCAAACTTTGGAACAAACACCATAAAACTAGTGCTATCAGATGTTGAGGCAGAAGAGATAAGAGAATACATATTAGCAGGTATTGGAGTAAGGGTTTGGTTCAACCAAGGCGACAGTTATCCAATTACCAGTTGTGTTCAAGTGTCTACTGGTGTATGGACCATAACAGCCTTGAACATGGGCAACAGATTTACTACCTTTGCGGCCAGTAACACA